AATAGTGCCTGATGGAGCATATAACTTACCATCCTCATTGAGGAGCGCACCAGCAAAATTATTTACCTGTCCAAAATCGTCGAAGACAGGAATCTTGTCGCCTTGCGCATTCTCCTTCAGCTTCGCTGACTCACATAATACCAAATCCTCATCTAACTCATCAGCAAGAAATAGCGGAATATCGGGTAGTATCCACCATCGACCTTCTCGCCAAACAACAGTAACATTGGAGCCAGGAGCTATATAACCAACATCGGCGCGTGGCGACCAAACCGCTGCGTAAAGTAAGCCTAAATCACTGGCATCAACTGTAACAATTTCGGTAGTTGGATTCTGATATGGATGCTTCCCAGTCACGGGCTGCCAACGCAAAGCCGCTACATAGACTGGATAGATATTAGGCATCGGTTGGCCTGGGTCGGGACGTTCGGGATACCAGTCGGATGTATCGGGAAACGTTATCCCTGCCAGAGCAATCTCGTGCTTGCTCAGTTGTGCCATTGGAGCTGCCTGAGAACGGGTTGTAGTCTGCTGAATCGCCTTGACTATCTCGTTCCAGCCAGCCGCGGATATCTGTTTATCAACGCCGTATTCAAGCGGTTTCATTATGGCACAATGGTATTAAGATCAGCTTGTGGATAAAAGATCACACCGCCATCTTGGGAATACACGAGCCCCCACACGCCTTTCTTGGGACGAAACACGGTATCCCAACGCCACGGGTGGATTTTGAACGTCTTAGAATACTTCCATGTCCCAGTCCCAGCCTGAAAACCAGTTCGAGTCAGACTAAAGTCAGCATACAACACACTGCGTGCTGGAAAATTTAAGCCAAGACCGACTGTCGAGAACTCGGTACTATTGATATGATCTAGCAACTCAATAGACGCCGTGCTCGGCTGATTCTTAGACACAACCGTCAATTTGTACTCCAAGAACACTACACGTCGAGCAGGACAAGTGCTTAACGATACCCACTCGCCATCCTCGAACTCCAATTCGTATGGTTCAATAGGTATCAAATGTGATGTCGTATCAAGTTCTTCGATAAACCGTACTTGATTTTTCAATTGCCAGTAACCATACTTCACTGTAAGCAGACAATTGCTATATGAAACCGCCCCAACGGAGCCAGAAGGCGGAACGACCTTGGAACCATCTTGGTACGGCTCAACAGTAAACTGTACCGGATAGCAACAATTGCCAGTCGGCAAATAGGGATATTCGGTATCCATTAGGTCAGATACAACAGCATTGCGCTCGCTCCATTTGCATATCAATTTACGCACCGCAACAAATGATTGATCGGTCGGGTGCGAGGAGTGCAACTGTTCAATCGGACTACCAATGAGTTCTTCGTATGTTGCCATTTTACGGTCCTATTGCAGACCACTGTTGGACTGCCTGTTGTACAGATTGAACCATCTGGCGTAGAGCGACTGTTTCCGCCATTAATTGAGTGAGTAACTGCCGCAATTCTCGAAGTTGTTCCGATAGGTCATCTCGTTTGATTGGAGTCGGATGTTGTTGTGAGGCGGGCTGGGGCAGACGTTCTTTTGGTGGCGGTGGTTGTATTTCGTTGATCAGCTGTTGCAAGTATTCGTCTGTCATAGTTTAGGCTTCTTCAGGCCAAATCTGTTTTTTGTTTGGAGTCTTCATGACTCCCTGTTCATCCTCGGCCCATAGCTGTGGAACATACTGCACCTCATATTTTGGCACCTCCCTGCCACGCACGCTATCAAGATCAACTCCAAGTTGATCGATCGTTTCTATGCGTGCCCACTGAAACTCCCAGTACTTGGTCTCATCGACAAAGATGTGCAGCACATCAGTATCGCCAACCCATAACGGTAATGGATTCTCTAAATGGAGGTGCATGATGACCCTGGCGTCGAGCACACCATATAACCGTTTCCGTACCCCATTGGTCGTATTGGCAACATACGGAACACCTTCCCGCTGCAACACAACACGCCAATCGACAACAGATAACTCGGTATCACCAAACGTAACATTCAACCCTTCTGGGCAGATTAAGTTCGGAGTCGAAGAGTCAGTAACGGATAGATCGTCTGTAACTTCCAGAGCACCATTTCCAACTAACTCATAAATCAATGCCAAAGGGGCGTTGGTTTCCAGGTTGGCAATCGCTTGGACGCCATTGATATAACATGGCCCCATGATGCCATAGCCACCATCAAGAGCGCCTTTAAACGTAATGTTCTCCCCAGGAAGGAAGACAGGCTCCACACCATACGTGGCAATCACGCCTTTCCAATCCAAGACTCCACAAGCACGATCTACTGTTTGCTGTGTCGCCGACGAGACAATCTCCGGAGACTCGATGCCAATGTGTAACTGCCATTGTGTGACGTTTGGGATACCATCAATGGCTGTATGACTTCCAGAAATAATCATTGCGGCATTCCACCCGAAGGCATAGTTTGAATTGTGGCAGGTTGCAAGACACAATCGACCTGCACAGTACATGCAACAAGCGATGCTACCCGCTCGGAGACACGTGATGGCGTTACAGTGGTACCACCAATAGTGACTCGAAGTAGTGGCGCTGGAAGTTGGCTATCAACCACCCGATTTAAAGCCCGAACAATTGCCCAAACTAAATCGGACGCCATATCCAGATTTTGCCCGCCAACCTGTACCTCGATGGTCCAATCCATACGAAAGACAACCGCATTTGTGGCAGCGGGAATCTGAAAATCCAATTTAGTAATGCCAACTAGCACACGTGGCAGATCGGCTTCTGCTGGAGCAATCATCGTCTCTGGAACAACATAAGTATAGGCTTTCACACGGCTGCGTGGTGCCACTAAGCGCACAAATTCTGGATCGCCCTCTAAGGCATGCCAAATCCATTCATGTGCAACACGAAATGGGTTCATGACAACTCCGATAAGCGGCGAGTCCCAGTACGCAATTCTTTCAGAATTGACAGCGCCCACATCCGCTTAAACATGTATGGATGCGCTAAGGTATTCGATTGTGGATCAATAGCCTGCCCACCACGTCCCTCATACAAATAGACGCCCGCCAGTGTCGCTGTAATCTCGGTAATTAATGCTGGCGGATTCGTCATCGGAACCTTGTATGGTGTCCCAGCCAGAATGGAATCCACCTCAGCAGTAGCGATTTCAATGGCATGGGCAATGCGGGCCTCAATCTCAGCCTCGTCATTATTGGCATTGAGGTCTGCCCATACACGGACGTTGTGGCTGCCAAAAATCGTTTGAATGTTCTCAGCTGTGCAATAGGCCATTGTTTGTTCCTGTTACGAAGTGAGAATCATGCGTCCAGTCACAGCAGGCACGGGTGGTTGCCCTAAAGGCATCGCACCCAGTTGCACAGCGTCTGCCGCCAAAGCCGTCCGCAAGGCTTCACGAGAATTCTCATCAATGGGACGGCCAAGCATCGATCCCAAATGAAAGAGGGATTGCGACACCAAGACTTGATACAGATATTCATCAATGTCGAGCACATCCGTAATGGAGTACATCACGGAACTGTAGGTATCAGAAAAAGCACGATCTACCTTTAGATGTGTGGCATCAGTCACAGACACAATCGACCGTTCCGCTCTGTATGGAGCCAGCCCCTCCGGGCCAGTGGGTGGATTGGTTCCGTCGCCAATCCGGATTACACAACCGACCATCTCTGGTACAAAACTGGTGCCCGTGCCAGTAACATTGACTCCGTTGACACTCACGGTTCCACCAGAATCCCGTTGGTCTCGTCCAGTGTATTGTAGTTGGGATGGCATCCGTTGATAATGCACATCTAGACGTAAATCTGATCCTGGAGGCGGAAGGACGCGCAAGTATTTCGCAGAGCCGCAATGTTCAATCCAGTAGCATGTTGGGACAGCGACCCCACCTAACAATCCCCAGCGATTGACGGCATCAGTGAACGAAGATGGAGCCAAAGGGATATTGTAGTGCGGAATATAGACAGATCGAACATTCAGGAAATCGTCTGGAAGGCGATGTAAATCATTGGTGAGGGTATAAGGAATGTTGCCCTCCGAAGATGTATCTGGCAACGTCCCTAATGTCAGTTCGGTATCAGAATCTCTTGTTGCCACGCGGCAATACTGTCCTTGGAGGATAATGGTACTCCCGGATGCCCAGGTTGGCCACGAAGAGTCGGTGAGCTCTAAGGTGGTTCCAGTCAAAGTCGCTAGACCATTCTGAGGCTTGGCGACATATAAGCGTTGCACCGCCTGGTAGCGCCGCCATGCACTCAATAGAGGCAGGCTGGAATATGCGGAACCGATAGCCGTCCGAATCATATCCCGGCTAGCCGACAGGCCATGCCCCCAAACGACACGGGCTACATGATCTAAGAGGTCAGCGTAGGTGCGAACCATGCAGTTAATCCCTTCGGAATTCATTTTTTACGAATCCGGTTGAACGGATATTGCGCCGCTGCAGCAGATCACGAATCTCCGACTTCGAGGACACGACCGCTTCTGGGTCGCCAGGATACCGCGCCAATTGGCCAATGTAGTGTCCAGATTCCGGGCTAACTCCACCTTGACGGATGCGTTCGGCCAATTCCTTCTGGTCACGTGGGTGCTCGTAGTGAAGCGGGTTCGGGCCACGTAGGGTATCCGTGCAAATATTCACGCACCATTTTTCGTTGCGTTTCGGATTGCTCATTTAGATTTCCCTTTCCGAAGCTGTTGTAATGTGTGAAACAGTTGGCATTGCCTTTGCGTGGTCTTGTCGGAATGCTCTTTGGCGCAATACTGCTCGACAGTCATTCCGGCATTCTTTGCTTTAGCACGCAAAGCACCAGGGTGTTTGATAGCTCCTTGAATCCATTTTCCTTTGCTTGATTTAGCCATTGGATATCTCCTTCGGGACTACTTCACGGACGATAGTTGTGGTGGAACCCACGGATCGAGCTTTGTGGGCATAGCCCACGCTACCCATCGGTTCCACCACTGTTCGATTTCATCTTCTATGGTTGAGGGGTGTTTAGCGTGGCGGTCCACCACCTTGGCTTGGCGGGACGCCTTCTTGTGGCGGGACGCCGCCTTCTGGCGGCGGTTCCCCTGCTTGCCCTCCTGGGACTTCCTGCTGGACATCTTGCCGCTCCAATCTAAAAAGACCTGCATCTAAGTCAAGAGCGTTACTGAGACGCTCCAACATTTTGTTGAACATCGTGAAGTCGCCACCCTGAATCGAGGCTTGCACCACAGGCGGTAGGACTGTTTGGGCCAAGAAGGTGGCCGCCTGGGTGGCCTGTTCTTTATCACGACGCCGTCCAGTACCAGACACAATTTGGAACTGGAAGTCAATTGCCGCAGCATAAGGATCGTCTGTGGTGATCGTTGCCCCCCATGCTTGACTCAATGGGCCTGCTGGTTGTGGTTGCCCTTGCTCGTCGGGAATCACTCCTTCGCCAACCAACGTCGCAATCTGTGTTGCGGGAACATACAGACGACTCAGTACGCCATCTTTCGCAGCCACCTGATCCATCCACTCTTCCACTTGGTCGGCCATAAACTGTGCCCGTCCCGATGCAGCCTGAAATCGAATGTTAACCTCAGCGGCACTTCGGTATTGGCGTTGTGGTTGTGCTCCATATAGGATAGGATCAAGGCCAACAGCACGGGAGAATTGATCTTCCAAGAGTTGAACGAACTGCAAGACGTCACGATTCACGGGTGGCAGCGTGATGGTGTGATATAGTTCCTTCTCGAAATCTGTGATCTGCTTGGAGGAAATTGGCACAATAGCCAAATCCTCATAGCCACGTAATGCCGTGACTAACTGGGAATCAACATGATCTGGCACCACGATAATAGCCCGTGTCGAGCGTACAGCCTGGGCATAAATGTATCCGTAGAGATGGTCTAAAATCATCTGCATGGGTACGCCAGCCTGCAATGGGCTACGTGCCCAAGCGTTGTCGGTGTTTGGATAGAAATCCAGAACACTCATGGGCCACGGGTGGATGGTATTCCCAAAGGATGCAACGGGCCATTGCACGCTCACCTTCAAGCGTTCAATATCCGACTGGATGACATCCGGGTCCATATTGAGTGGATATTCTGCCCCCTCGGCAATGGCAAACCATAGATGATCCCCTAATTGATCCAGCGCCTCTTGGGCTGTTCGTAAAGGATCGTCGGGGCTTGTATAGCGGAGTCCACTACCAATGCGACTGTACACCTCGTAGAAGGTGATAACTGGGGTATCATCCGATGGGTCTTCTGGTGTGTTATCCCGACACATTCGGAGCAATTTCTGCTCATCAACGCCCAGTTGTTTCGCAGCCAGCCAGGATGCCACGGTGCGTTTACGCATAATGAATCCTGCATCCCGGAGTGTCTTGGCGCTTGGGTCGATAAACAAATTATCGACACTATCGTAAAACGATGCCGGGATAATCCCGCTGGCGTGTGGCAACAGACCATGCCAAACAACGCCACGTCCTTTCACTAAGGCTTCCGTGACAGCCAGGCGGGCTTCACGCAATAGGTGATATTCCTCTGTGATGTAGTTCAGCCACCATTCTAGGAGCGTGGTAATAGTGGCCAATGCGGTTCTTTGCATCTTATCGACGTACCGCATCGGGATACTACCGAGAATCATGGCGCTCTGTACGAGTTCCTCTGGAAACATGGGTTGGCGCACAGCCACCCGTCGGACTGGAGTGCTCGCCATAATGAATGGAATGTACAGATCAACAAACTCTTGAAACTTATTGACCCTTGGCCGATAAAAGGATGGATGGCTGTGTCCAGCAGCGTGGGACCAGATGGGAAAATACAGATCGTCGTAATCTTTGCAAAGATATTCCCATAGTTGGGCCGCCGTTTGGCCGAACTGCTTCTTCTTGACTGTTTTAGCCTGCTGCAATCGTTGCAGCCAAACTTGGTTGAGCTGCCGAAGCCATTCACTCATGGGAGGCCTGCTTTCCTGTGGACTCACGTTGGGCTAGTTTTTTCTCAAGCGACGCAATCCGCTGTTGCAGCGTACGCAATTGTTCTTGCGTGTCGTCGAGCAGTTGTCGGATTTGCCGCATTTGTGTCAGTGGCATCAACGGAAGAAATGTGGCGCGTCCCACCAAGGCTGTCTTATCTTGGCATCTCGGATCGTCTCGATGCCAAACACCAGACAAACGCAGCACTGGGGGGCCAGAGCTTGGAAACACCACAACATCAATGGCGTCCCCGCCGGTGCGCACCACAAAGCCATATTGCGGTTGGGCATCGGAGGTTGGAAAATACACTAAAACCACATCACCCGGCAACACAGAATCGTACATACCTATCTCCTATCCAACAGAAATTCCAAGTCCACGATGCGATTGGCGACGAGCAAATCGGCTTTCCAGAAAACGGTCGTAGATCGACTTGGAAGCAATTTCCACAACCTGGCGTTTCGGCATAAAGGTGGGCCGATATGCTACAAGATATTCTAACGCATCAAGGAGGTCAAAATGGCCATTGATTCGTTTTTTTGGATTCCGCTCGTCTAACTGAGCCACATTCATTTGGTAAATCAATTGTTTGGTGCGGCCACGAAAGAACTTAATGCCCATCACGCCAGGTTCGTCTGTCTGTGTCAATAGACGCCGGACTTCTTCACGGCGTGCTTCTACGTCGTCAAGGCCGGGCATGAAACCACACAGCGGCCCCGTGACGCGTGGGGAAAGACCTAAATCGAGGGCAGCCTGGCGATATTGTGCAGCCACCTGCACCTGGGTGCCCATTGTTCGAGCACGGCCAGCGCGCTTATCAATAATCCACACTTCCCATGCCCAGTCCGCATAACGATCCTTGATTGTAGCTGCCCATTGCAATGCATCGGTGTTTGTTAAGAGGAGTTCATCAAAGATGTACAGGCAGGATTGATCAGGAGGTACAGCGCCAAAGATGGTTCCGCAAAAAGCGGTGCCAGGATCAAGTGACAGATAGCATGTCCAGTCGGATGGAATCTGGAAAGGTTCTACGCCGTGTTTGGTGTGGATGTCCAGTTGTGGATAGATACGCCAAGTTTCAAGAGCGAACTGTCCATCAATGCGCACTCGCCGTTCTTGATCCGGCAGGAAATCAGCGAACCAAGCCTTTTCTGATTCGGAGATATAGGGGTTATCTCCAATCAGAAGTTGGAAGACTTGGACATCATCAGATTCCAGTGACCGCTGTTGCAATTCCCACAGGAGTGGATTCTGGCGTTGTGGTGTAGCAGACCAGATGCCATAGCTTTTCCAACGCGGGTCAACATCCACGATGCCACGGGCCATTTCCCAAAAAATCTGTGGGTTGACGATTTGTTCGTCAATCCATACCAGATCATAATGTTCGCCCTGCTTCATCGAGCCGCGGCTACTCACAAACAGGATGCGCCATCCATTGGTAAACTTCACCAAGCGAGGGACCGCTCTGGCTTTATCTTCCCAAGCAATAGGCTTCTCGATTTGCGATTGTGGCAGTAAAGGCGGCATAGACTTGCGTTTGCATCCAGGAGGAATGCTTACCATATCAGGGAGCGTGAGTTTACGCCATAACATCCCGATATGATCGAAGTCCAAGCCTACCACCACTGCATAACCATTGGTGGGCCGGTATTTCCCTTGCGGGTCTTTACCGAGTACAGCACGGGCCAACTCAACAGCGGCGGCCAGAGTCTTCCCGGAGCGGTTACTACCCAGCAGGAGTCGCCACTTCGCTGTACTGCGATGGAAATCCATCGCGCCCACCAACGGTTGATACAGGTCAACTGTGAACAGGATGTTATCCTTTACTCAGATGACGAGCTAGACGACGATTCTTCAGATGGCGGTGTTACTTCACCAGGAAGTTTCGGAAATCCAGCATAGACATCAACGATGGCGGTAGTGTCCGCGGTTAAAGCGTCTTCCGCTACGACGCCTAACAGAAATACCGCCGTATCTGAAGAACCAACCTCAGTCAACTTTCCATCGCTGCCCGACATCACCAAAGCGGTCTCTCTTAAGCCGCTAGCCGTGCCTTTCGCCACGGCGACTTTGCCGCTTTCCACTACATAGACGATGTCGTACTGTTTCACGACGGTACCAACAGCCATTAAGGCCGGGTCTAGAGGCTTAGTTGGAGCGCCATCGGTTGTTGCCTTGCCGATAATTGTCTCGCCCAACACATCGAACTCCATTAAGTCCTTGGATGGAACGAGATTATCAGAACCGACATAACGCACGGCACGCAAGACCAATTCTTCGGCGGGATAGTCGGGGTTGCGAACACGCCACAGCGTGCCAACCACGTCTTCTCCCACTGTCGGCGCTGGCGTCATCGCCCCTTGCGTGTACGTGGTACCACGCGGAAACGGAAGAACAGGATACGGAGCAGGCATCAAAACACCTCCTTTGAAAAGTTATTGTTGGCCAGAAATTGTCGTCAGTTTAGCAAAGAACGCCGGCGTCTCCATGCGCAAATTGCCGTGGAAGTCCATGTAGAATGTATCGTTCGCATAAGGATCGGTATTCTCATGGACTTCAATCAGCTGGTTTTGCAGCATAAGGAGCTCGATGTTTTTTGTGGGAATCAGGTAGGCTGTATCCGCCGGGCAATAGGGATCGGCGATCAGCTCGACGCCCTCGAAGTGCAGGGCTGTGATTCCCAAGTCAACCAGTTGCGGCGATTTGGTGGCTTCCATTTGCCAGTATTGGTCAGCAGATTCACGGGCCTGCCGTTCCAATTCAGGATGCATGATCATCACGTTTGGCGTGACGCCCTGCAGCGCCAACAGCCATGTGCGAGCATAGCGGGTTGCGGAGCGCCAATTAGTTTGCCACGATACCGATGTGATTCCTTCGGGTTTAAATTTGGCGTTGGAGTAATCCACCACCATGGGGCTCCAGGCGCAATACTCCGTGGAAATATGCTCTGCTTCCGGCCAAGGTGCATCAGCACTGCATGTGCCACCGTGAGCACCAAGCGCGGTGGAAAGTCCAGCATAGACATCCGCAGGCTTCCCAACAGCACTTCCAGTTCCAGACACCAATCCATCGACCGCAAACATGCTTTCCAATCCGTGGATGTGATCTGTGCCAGCATCCCCATCGCTATACATCACACGTTGGAGATAGACTTTAAAGTCGTCCATCATCCAATTGACGATGCTTTCCAAGATGCGAGGCAGGTTGGATTCTTTATCCTGCCCTACCAAGCGCTCTTGGCGAGTGATGTATTCGCCGAGGCCATAGGCACGCCACGGAAGGACGGCCTCGACGTGTCGAACAGGTGCTTCAAACGGAACATTCACGGGATAGGAACCAATCGGAACTGGTTCCCGGCGCTTAATCCGCGCGCGCCAACGGATGTCAGGCGCGACGTGTTTGCGGATTCGCCCATACGCCTTGAGGACACCCAGCAACTTCGCCTCTTGAAAAATAGGCTCAGTAATAGTCTGGATGTATTTGTTGATTACCGTCGCGTTTAGCCGCGGCGTAATGATGTTACCCATGACAAAATCTCCTTATAAAAGAACCAGGAAACAATCCCAACACGGTGTCGCTCTGGTGTATTGCACGGATTGCTCTGGTTGGCTTGCGGTCAAGGAGTATTGGGAGGGGAGTAGAAAGGGCCAAGTTTGCACTTGGGTGTCCTACTACCCCCCATCCCCCAGAGCTAACGCAAGCCATTATACGTGCAGTCTTATTTCTTGTAGGCATTCACAGTTTGTTGAAACGCTTCATCGAGCGTATAGTATGTACCATCTTTCTTTTTGGTACCGAGCAATTGCGTCAGGTACTCCGTGGAGTCTTCAGGCAACTGCGCACCTGTTTTGGTTGGTGCATGAAACGATGCTGGCACTGGCACCTTCGATTGTCGTGGAGGAGGTGCCAATTGTTGCATGGTATTCCAAGCGATCTGGATGGCGTGGGCTGGATGTAGGTTTTTATCTTGAGCAATCAGTTGATCTGCCAACTTGGTTAACTTTTCACCTACCGGCGTGAGCGGTTTTGATGGGTCCCCGTCTTGGAACAACACCGGCGTGACGGCCTGTGCCCAACGACTGAACCCGGCGATTTCGATGGCTTGCTGGATTTGCTGAGTAAAGTTCTGGGCCACCCGCTCTTCAATCGCAGGAGCAATGTGCTCGGCGAAAAACCCGGTTGGGTCTTGAATAAGCGCATTGAGGAATTCCTCTCTATAATTCAAGTACTTCTCTGTTTTCTCGGCAATCTCTTGTGGGACGCCGGGATTCGGGACAATCTTGCCTGTTTCATCGCGATGGACCAGTTTGAGCCATGTTGGGTCCCACTCCAATTGTTCTTGCGGCGGTGCTGTTTGTGGCTCTTGAGTTTGTTGTTGCGGCGGAGCGCCTTGCAAGAGTTGCATAAGGCCTTCTTGGCCGTACCGTTGCACAAGAGCACCCACCAATTGAGAGGCTTCATCTCGCTTGCCAATCATCTTTTGGGCTTCAATTAAGCCCTTCAACAATGCCGAGTCGTCGCTGTATTTATCGGAAAAATCAACTCCAAACTCCTCCTTGACATACTGCATCAATTCTTTGCTGCAAGTCTGGCACGGTTCTCCTGTGGTCGGTTCAGTGCCGGTAGGCTCTTGGCCTGCAGGTTCTTGGCCTGTTTGCATTTGTCCTGCCGGTTCTTGGCCTACTGGAGTTTGATCTTGTTGTGGAGAGCCAGTCGTCTGTTGATCAGTGGTTTGTTGGGTTTGGACCTGCTGTGTTGCTGCGTCTGCGTTTGATGCGTTCTGCGTTTCTAATGCCACAAAGTCTGCTAGCGTCGTCATATAAAGACTCCTTTGGTAACTTGGCCGCTTTAACAGTATCGTTCCACCCTGGAACGTCTGCAGCATGGCCCATTGCTAGGTAGTTGACAAGAAGTGCCGCCGGAATTGTTTTCAGTAATCCGGTTTGCTTGATTGCGTTTGCAACACGTCGCAAATCGGTAATTGTCGCTGCTGGTGGTCGAAGAATCAGTAATGGATATCCAAAGCCTCTATGTTCCGATGGCCACAGAATGACTGCACCGAACTCTGGTATGAATGTGGACCCGTTATGAATGGCATCAAGGAAAAGCACTCGAAAAAGATCGCGCAGCATTCGGACCGTTGTTTGTACTGGCAACTCAGGATAACGGGAGATTACTGCCTGCACTAAGTCGTCAATCCGTGTTTGTGCTTGCCGCAATGCGCTCAACCCCAAAGGCAGGTTGGAGCCTTGCTGTGTTCTGTTTTTCCATGTCGATAGTTTTGGTGGCATTATACAACGCAAGCGTAGCAGAAGGCGTGTCCGTCGTGGAGTTCTTTATGCACATCAGCGAGTGCATTCCAAGCGCCACCTGGCGTTTCGCCGTTCGGTGTAGGCAAGCCGCAATCACCCCAGGAATTGAGTCGATACAGTGCGTCAAATTCGTGGTCATACTCAATAAACGTCATTACGTGTGGCCACACGCCGTGTGGCACCCACACAACACGATCGTTGTAAACTGTGGGTGGCCATTGAAAGCCTTGGTAGGACGCGATAATCACTGGCACGCGGTATTGGGACACAAACACCCGAATGCATTCCACGTCGTTAGGCAAGCGATAGAATTGTACATCGACATGCTTTGCGTCCTGTTGCAATGTTGCCAGTACTGGACGCACCTTATTGGTGTGCGAGATCGATTGTTTCAGGATGGTTTGTGGGGCACGTGGGTTGGTGGCGTCGAGGTATCCGTATTTCGACAAAGCGTCCAGGCACCATGCTACAGTGGTTCCATCGCGGAGGACACGCACTGGAGCGACCAGGTGCCGTCCTGTTGCGTACCACCATGATGCCATGACTGTGACGAATTGATTTTTGCGTATTGCCATTACGCGCTCAAAAGCGGTAGCCAATGCACGAGCTGGGCTATCGCTGTATGTTTGTTTTTGCGTGCTTGCATCGCGCCCAAATTGTGCGCGCATGTAATCCCAAATGGGTTGAGCCAATGCCGGATGATCTTGATCTAACTCCAGTGCTGTTGATGTCCATGTCGTTTGCACAGGAGCATCTTCGCTGCGCTCTAAAGAAGCGCCCAACCATCCGAAGTAAAAGAGATCGAGTGTTGGGTCTTTACGTGTCATACTCTTCGATGTAGCGCATGTACTCACTTAGCGCTGTGTTTGGACGGACTGGCTTCCCATCGTTGTCTGTGTAGCGCCGCACTCGAAAAGATCGCAAGAGTTCGTGCGCGTCTTGTTTACAGAGAGCGCGCTGCTCCACGAGACGGCGTCTGCACTTGCGGCAGATGTACCACTCCGATGCTTCGCAGTCATCCATCACCCGTAGGCACTCGGTGCAATGGCTCATAACGCACCTCACACTTCCGGCAATCCATTGCCGATTCTTGGGGCATCCACTTACCCCCCAGGAGAACTATTGCGTAAAAAATAGGCAATCGTCACCTTTCACTTACCATTGTAGCATAACCCGAAAACCGTGTCAAGCCGGGTTGGGAAAAACGTTCCAAATTACCAACCATCACCAACACCCACGCTTTCCACACCAAGAAACCAAACTTCCGGGAGGCGGAACCTCAAACATCGTTTCTAAGGCCCCTAGCACCTTCGCTGTT